GTTACGAACGTACCCTTGATACCTCCCTGTGTGGTGCCATTATAGTTGATTGAACGAGTTGCCGTACCGTCAGCGGCATACATAACAATATCGCCTGCTGTCTTACCAGCGCCAATACCAATAATAATCTGGCCGAGTAGGTAGTTATTCGTGGCAGTGATGATCTTGACGAAGTCGGTTCCGGTCGCTGTTGCGGCGAGGAAGAAGGTATACGACGTACCAAGGTTATTAGCCGTATTAGGGTCTTGGCCCGGACCCGATGAAGCTGGGTTAGCCGTAGCATTCAGCGCGGGCAGAGTAATCGTAGTACCGCTTGTTGCCGGAGTTACGCTGATGACCTTACCGATGTAGGTAGAGTCGAGAGTGATAGCTGAAGTCGTCGATGGGATCGTCGCAACAGCGTTGGGACCCTGCGAAATGAAGCCGCTCAGTGAGCGAACGGGACCCTGAAAAGTAGCCTGTGCCATATAATATCTCCGTGTAGTAGCACCGCCTCACACCGTCTCTACTAAGTCTGCTAGGTCAGTCGGTGCGAGTAAAACCCTAGTAGGTGTAAGCATACACCAGATAAATAAGAAGGGGAAGAGGTTTCCCCCTTCCCCTTCTAGGTTCTTACGAAGAACCAGATGAACCGAACATACCGAGCGGGTCGGACCAGCCAAACGAATAACGTTCGCGGGCCTTGTAGCGCACGTTGCCAGTATCGAAGTCACCGTCCATGCCCGTGCTCATCGGAGTACGAACAAAGTGCTTCAGACCGTTTGGCACGTCAGTGGTGAGATACCAGCCGTTCGTGTCGGTCAAGAAGTGGTTAACGGTGTAGCCTTCGGGGATCGAGCCGTTGTTCTTGATGGCGTTGATGTCGTTGTCCGACGTACCGACGCGAAGTTCGGTTTCGAGCAAACGAGTAGCAACAAACATCAGGTTCGGCGGAACGATCAATTTACGTGGCTTCGCAGCGATCAGAAGACCACGCTCGTCAGTCCAACCAGCAATCTGGATGACTGCGGCTTCAAGCGACGTTTCGTTAAGATCGGTATCCGTCGCGGGCTTGTTCGAGTTGACACCACCGGAAACCAACGGGTGAATGGTCGAGAACAAAGCCTTGCCGTCACCACCGGGGTAGTTTGTGTTAAAGCCGTTGTTAAGGACCGAAGCAGCCTTGGTCTGCTTGGTGTAGGACATCGCACGGGCAAGGGCCTTAGTATAACGAGCCGAGAGGCTGTCATACAGGTTGTCTTCGATGGCTTCTTCCGTGAGCGAGAACCCGAGGGCAATCGTTTCATGGGTGTAGCGGGCCGTGAAGACTTCCTGACCGTTGTCATATGCGATAGCCGAACCTTCGTTCTTAACCGGAGCAGCCGAGAAGCCCGACAGCTTGGTTTCTTCTTCGAACGAACGTTCCGACGTTTCGGTGTCAAAGATTTCCTTATGCTCTTCGCCGTAGCGTGCATACTCCAGACCGAACAAAGCGTTCAGGCCGGGAAGGAGTTCTTTGAGGAGCTGTGCGCGTGAAATTGCCATGTGTTAATACTCCTCTTAGACGCCAGTTGGGTTAAGGTACTGATGAAGACCCTGATTCCACTTAATGACAACTTCCGTATACAGCGTAGTAGCTGTAGAAGTGTTTGCGGTTTCAGCGATGACGTCAATGATGCGGATTGGTAGTGTAGAAGCAGTGCTGCAAGTTGAGCTGACAGCGACCTGCGAGTCACCAGTAACGGTGTTACCTGTATTCAAAACCAATGCGGTATTTTCACCGACGTTTGCACGGGTGACGCTGCTGATTGTGGTTCCGCTCGAAACTACGGCAACTTTGAACAGACAGTCTGGGTCATCCTGTACGTAGCCTACGATATCCGAAGCCGTAACAGCACCGGGATAAGCCTGACGGAATGTCTTACCGTAAGTTGGATCAGTATACGCACAGCCGAGGAAAACGCCGACAGGCGTTGCCGCAGAGGTATTGGTTTCAATCGCAAGTGTACCAGTGTTAGCCAGCTTTACGACATCACCAAAATAGATGGCAGTGGTATAAGCCGAAGGAATCGGAATCTGACGGGTAGCACTAGCAAAAACCTGACCACCGATCAGGTTGATTGGGATGAGGCCATACGGCCCCGAAACAGTAGGGTATGCCATTATTAAGCTCCTAGCTTATTTGCCTGAACCAAATGACGTTTTGGACCTACGCTCCGAAAAGAGCGGCATCCTCGGGTCATTCTCTCGCATGAAGTTGCTATCCACGGATTCGTTCTGCTGCTGGGTAACGCGGTCGAAATGTGCTCGACGTTGGTCCATAAAGTCAGAAGGAATCTTGCATAGCAGCAGTCCTGCGACTTCGATGTTGTCCTTATACCGGCTATCTGGGTCGGTTATATTTTGGAACTTAGGTTGTTCCTCAATACGAACTGGTTCCCAGCCTTCACGGAAAGCCGATGAAGCATTGCGAGGGTCACTCTGTCCAAGTGTAGATACGCGTACCCAGCGGTAGTTGTATCCATCTAGCTTATCAGGCTCGGGCAGCGTTGAAGCTGGTTGCCAAGACTTAGGCCGTTCGGCCAGTTCACGAGTTTCCATCTCACGTACGATACGATTTTCAGCCATTTTATTTCTCCTTAGCAACTTCACGAGCATACTGCTCGGCGGTTAAACCCAACTTTTTAGCGATTGCCAGTTGGGACTGTCTCAGCACGATCTTTTTGGAGGATGTGCTACGTGACGCTGAGGCGACAACGGCGGATTTGTTTGTACGCGCAGCGGGTTTCGTGTCACTGCTATCTTGTTCAGAATCCCCGAAATACTCAGGAAAACGACGACGCATCGTTTTGTCGATAACGCCCCAATATTCGTCAGTACCGATATACTTATTACCGTACTGTTTTTCGAGCTTCTGATGAAGCCCTAGAGCCGAGGCGGTCATCTCCTCATCCAGACCGTACCACTGATTGCGCTCTTGCCACGCCATCGTTTTCTGATCCGGACGCGGGATTTGTACCGCTTCTGGAGCAAACTGTACTTCAGTTTCTTGAGTTTGTAAAGTAGGCTTATAGCTAGAAAGTTGTTCAAGCCTATAAGCAGCCTTATTTAGTTTCTCTTGGGCTTCAAGTACTTTGTCCGTATCACCTGCTTCATAAGCATCACGATAAGCCCTGCGAGCTTCAGAAAGTTCAAACTCTACATTCTGCTTTACGCTGCCAACTAGCGACTCTTGCCCTTCAGCAAGTGTTTTGCGAAGCTGTTCGGCTTCTTGGCGATAACGTTGGGCCGCAGTAAGAGCCTCGTTCTGTTCACGCTGATAACGCTCCTTTTCCCGGCGCTCATCATGCCAGACCTTCTTCATCTGCTTCAGACGGGTCTTAACCTTGTCCGAATACTCTTCAAGTTCATCTGCTTCGAGTTCGTCAACAATCTCCTTTGGCATCGGCTCACGGCCTCGGTCGGCCTCCGGAGTATCGTCTTCTACCTCAATCTCGGGTTTGCCAGTATTGGCATCGTCTTCAACTTCCCACTGGAAATCATCATTTTCTTCAGTCATTTGTGCCTCCTAGGCTCTATGCGCGCTTGATGCCGCGTGGGTCTTCGACCACCGCTTCGACAGCATCATCGTTAAGTATCCGAAACTCCCGGCCATGGATTTTGACGCGGGTACCAGCGTGCGGGCGTACAAGGATGAAATCACCCTCTTTGCACCACGGGCCGCTTGGGAACCGTTTCTTGTCCTTGTAGCAGTCTGGACCAAGCTTCATGACGAACAGCGTAACCGTCAGCAGTTCTTCGTGCTGAAGGGTGATATCCGCCTTAATGATGCCACCATCAGTGGTCTTCTCGACGTCTGGAAGTGCGCACAGGATGCGATATCCAGATGGGTCAGGAAGCTGCTTGGGCCGCTCTTCGATGGGGATTTCGGATGCTGCGCCAACCTTTGGGATGGGTTTGCCGGAGAGGTCGATAAGATTAGTCATCGTCAGCCTCCATGCGTTCTGCGGTATCCATGAGAATACTGTTAGCTATGAGCAGTCCACGGTAGATGCCGCAAGCATACTTATAAGCCCCAAAGTCTTCCGCATGGCCCATGGCCATATCTGACTCGATAATCTTCAACTCTTCCTGCACCTTTTTTGACAGGTGCCTGAGTAAGTCACTCATTTACTTTCCTCTTGTGTTGTAGGAGAAGCCGGTGCGGCTCCCTTTGGTTGCTTAGCTTGAGTAAGACTATCGCGGGCAATTTCCACGCCAATCCTCAAACCCTCAGCCTCTTGTTTGGCGTCCAAGGCACTCTTAGACGTCGCAATCTTTGCACCGACCTGTAGGCCAGCGATTTCCTTCTGTGCTTCGATGCGCTTCTCTTCCAGCTCCATCTTGTCATGCTGGGCAGTCGCATCAACCATGAACTTCTGCTTCTTAAGGTCGAGTTCACCCTTCTTGATCTCAAGCTCCTGCATCTGCATCTGAATGATTGGGTCCTGCTGCATCTGCTGGTTCTGTTGCTGCTGGGCTTCAGCCTGCTTCTTCTGTGAAAGCTGCTGTGCAGCGGCTGCTGCAAGGCGTGAAATCTGAAGCTCGATATCTTCGCTCATCTCCGCATCTGGTGGCGGGAGTGGGACGCCAGCCTGCTCTTCTATCTGTTTGCGGTAGGAGAACGCCAAATGCTCCTGCATGTGGGCCTGCATAGCCGTCATCACAGTCTGCCCCTGCGGGTTCTGACCGATCATTTCAGCAACCTGCGGGTCCTGCATCATGGCTGTATGCACAGCGAGATGTGCTTCGTGGTCTTGATAGATAAACGCCTTGACCGGCTTACCGTTGATGACGTCCATGTTTTCGGACACGGGGTCACGTGGTTTCATGTCATCGCCATCCTTAAGTGGGACAAGCTTCTCAGCGTTCTTAATACCCAACACTTCAAGCATCTGACGATGCAAATAGGGCATGTCATAAATCTGTGGAGCGCCTTGAGCCAACTGAATAACTGCTTGATATTGCACAATTTTCTGTGCCATCGTTGCAGCATTGGGGTCCGAAACCGGGATAACAGCGACCATGTCATAGTCGGCCTGCTTGGCCTTACGGTCACCTTCTACTGGCTCATAGCTATACGCCGCTGGCGTATAGTCGCGGATGATACCCTTAAGTAGGCGGAACTCCTGCTTCATCGCATAGTGGATACGCGCCTGAATAGCAGACATGGACTTAAGCGTACGCTCAAGGATCGCCAGTGTGGTGCCGACAGGTGCCTGACCAGACATATCGCTGATCTTCATATCCGCTGCACCAGCGAAGCGACGGCCTTCCTCTACGATGGTACCCAGAAGGTTATAAAGGACCTGTGACGGCTCCTTGTAGGGCAACGGCATGATGTTATCACGCATAGTGCCCGAAGCTACGTCTACATCGCGCCATTCAGCCGGTGCTATGGGTGTGTCGTCGCCTTTAACTCTAAGACCTTTAGTTTTAAAGCCACCCGGAAGATTAGATAGAGTGCCAGCATCAACAAGCTGACGAATAAGACTGGTGCCAGACTTAGCAAAAGCACCAATAAGGTGAATAAGGCCAAAAGCATAGAAGCCAAAGCCCGGAACGTACGGATAATGTACGAAATGCTGACGTTTAAGCTTTTTCTTATCATCGGGGTCCCAGTTCCGGCGGATAGACAGGATTGTCTGTGTCGCCTTTTCAATAGTTACAATATATGGGAGGGCTATACCTTCCTCGGTATCGCCCCGGAACTCATCGTCTTCAAGCTCAAGCTCGACCTGCATTTCAAGCAGCTTGTACCGGTCGTCCGACGAGGCCCTAAAGCCCATG